TGTCAATCCAGAACGGTTCCCGGATGTGCTGGACCGGGCCCGCCGCCCAGTTGATCCGCCATTGCGCAAAATACATCCCTGAGACAGACGTATCATTCCCTGTCCAATCATAGGTTACCTGCCCATTGGATCCGGACGTGATCTGCGCGGTGGCGTCATTGACCGCGATCGCCCCCGTGATCGCATGCACCAGACGAAACTTGACCGTATCGGAGCCGGACGACAGGGTAATGGTCGCTCCCGCCGTGTCCTTGAGAGTATGGACAAGGCTCGGTTTACGATCGCCGGCCGTGATCGTGATGATGTCCTGGGCCATTTACGATCCTTCTGAAGAAGTGGTGCGGTCCCGTGAGCTACACCCTCCGGTACTAGCGGGTGGTATAACGTCTTCCCGGAGCCACGTTCCCGCACCTATCCGACGCCTAGGATTTCGCTGTCTCGCCCACCCTTTTCAGCTTCAACCGTCCCCGTGCCGAGCGAAGTGCCCTGTGCATCCGCCGCATCTTCACCTTCGGCAATGCCACTTCCCGAGGATTCCGCGCTCTCCCCAGCGCCGCCTTGAAACGTCGCCGTTGCCACTTCGACCATCCCCTGGACGACGGGCAGATAACTATAGAAATTCTCCCTGATCGAGGAACCGCCAAACGCACTCACTACCAGATCATATGTGCCGGCCAAAAGAGGTGGCGTGGCCGCCGTCAAATGCTGATCATCCACATGAACGATATCGCTGCAAGTGACTTGCCCAATGAGCAGGAAATAGATCGGCTCCTTGAAGAAATCGCCAACGATTTCAACAGGAGTCGCCGTCATCGCTGGTCCACGATTCGGCGTTATCGAATCAATCCTGGGGGCTGGCATTATGGTAGACTCCTCGTCCAGTGCCTGATAATCCGTTCTGCGTTCTCATCGGCAGCCTCGAGGAACATGCCTATCCATCCCCGGCCCACAAAATACGCGATCTGTTCCGACGTAAGAACGCTCTCGAAGCCAGGATATCCATGCACACCGCCATGGTATTCCTGCAACCACAACACGCGCCCCGATGGCGGGATCATCGACTGCGGCGCTTTCACCGCCCCGAACTCCTGAGCCTTCGGAGGCCTGAATGCTTTTGTCCCCATATCAATATCTCATCCTCTGGATACCGGGCATGCCAATGATCGTCATGGGCTGCACACGGCGAACATAAAACACCAGTTGCCAGGGGTTCGGTGCCTCGCGCGAACCGAAACCCAAGTGCCCCTGATCCGGACCCGGCAATGCTGGTTCGGCCTCAGTCGGCGAGGCTCCGAAACTGTCTCCGTGGATTCCCGGATGAGCGTCCGCAATGATGATGCCGTAGTTGGCGAGCAAACCGGCATTCCACGCCAATTGAATATCGGTCACGTCCACTTCAAACCACGTATCTATGACAAGATCCGCATAGGGTGCAAAGCTGCACGGGAATGTCCGATCCTGAGTCGTATCGGTGAGCGCGATTTCATGTCGTGTCCAGGGATGTTGCCCGAATCTCACCAACCCACTCGTCATCACACTATCCCCACCAGGAATCAACCAGACAGGAGCATCGCCCGAACCGTCCCGGTCGATCCATGTGATCCCGGCAAAGGTGCTGTCCCCACCAATTCCTGTACCCTCGACCGGCATTCCTTTCTTGACTGGATAAGCCAACAGCGTATCGGCGCTCTCTCCCGCCTCAGCACCCGCTGGGGCATGTTGCACATAGAGCCTCAATTTAACACTATCTATCGCGCACCATTCGCGATCCCAATCACTGAAACGGGGCAAGGTTTGCGTCACGTCCCAGTAAAGCCATGAGCGATACCAGGCCGTAGCCCACTGATTCGCCAGAGCGCCTTGAGTTCCTATGTTGAGAGCGACATCGCCGCCTCGATTCCAGGTCGCAGTGCCAACAATGACCGCGCTCGAATCCATCTGCGCGTCGCCGAAATTGCCGCCTACCGGATCCGCCGGGATGACGACCGTTTCCATAAGGCCCAATGCCGAAGCCGGCCATAAAAGGAACACCAACCAGACGAGCAATTTCATTCCGCCCCCGCCGCAACAGGACCGCTCACCGGCAATCCTTCTCCCAGATGTGAATAAATGATCCAACGTGGCGCAAGAGATGGATCGCCATTCTCCGCCATCTGAAATCTATATCGTCCAGTCACTTCATTCGCTTCGGTCAACCACAAACCACGATTGGCAACCTCATGATATTGCCAGGCACGCCCAGCAAGCGTGACATTGAAACGCAAGATCTCAAGACCACTCAAGGCGGGATAGGTCATCAAGGCGATCGGATAGCGTGAAATATCATAGGTCGTGTCGGCAGGAGCAACGCCGTAAAGGAAACGACCATGCGGGGTGAATACGAAATTGGCGGCATTGCTTGAATCCGCACCCGACGCACCAGCGATTCGCCACAAATCCGAGAGGCCGAGAGAATCACTACAGGAAAGCCAGTTCATACCTGGTACGGATGTGGCATTTCCCTCGCCCTCAAGAATTGCTCTGTTCATAATCCAGACTAGAGCCGTGTCGGCTGCTTGAGGCTGCGCCGTAAGACTCAATTCAAGGATAAGCGAATCAATCACGCTATTGATGGAATCCCGCAATCCAAGATTCAAATCACAAAATACCCAGGCGCGCGAAACTCCAGCCGTCGCTCCGACATAGCCCACATCTGCCGTTGGTGCAGCACCATAATTGAACAATTGATGCGTCGCGCCCCCATGGATACTACCGTCCGCCCCTCCTGTCCAAGTGCCGCCCCAATACGTGGTGCCTTCCTGTAGTGTATCCACCCAAGACGGCGTGTAATCACCGCCCGCGATATTCGCCGCAGTTGCAATACCGATCCAAGATGCCCATATGACCGACGCAAAGACCCATTTTCTCATGACATCTTGAAAATGTATTTGTGGCCGTCAATCCGGACGCGCACGATCGTCGTGCTCCCCGATGAATTCACGACCCGCACAGAATCAATCGACCGAAGACGGCGCGCCTCCGTCGTCCCGGAGTTCACGGTATCTGTAATTGCCGTGGCCTGACCATTCATCCATTTACGAACGATCACCTTAGCCGTTACAGCCGTCACCATATAACTCGTACCCACTCCCGCCGTATCCACTCCCGGCGCGTCAGGATAGCCCGAGGAGAACATCACCGAACGGACCATGAGCGAATTCGCGGTCGCAAGACTGGCCTCACCCTCAAAAGTCGTATCAGAACTCCCGGCGAGGTAACTGAAAAATCTGTCGCTCTTCCACTGCCCGAGCGCGGTAGAGGGCCCGATCAGCGCGAGCGAGACTCCTATCACTGCTAGCGCCATCGGGCGCCCATGCCGTCTCATTGCTGTCTCCCCTATGCGGGGGCCAGATTACTCCAGCCCCCGCACTCTCCCAAGCTAGCTGGTAATGTCGTAAATCCAACCGATGATCGTATTGCCCGTCGCGCTCGGCGAATACATGAACTGATACGCCAACCGCGTCGTAGCGATAAGCAAGGTCATCTGATTGGGCGGAACATACCAGGACTCCAATTCGACTCCGCGCTTGAGCCCGATCTTAGCCGAACGATGATTAACCGCCAGGACTCCCGTCTTGGTATTGGAGGCCTCAGTGACGGAGCGCAGCCCGGTGGCGAGGGTAAGCCTCATCTTCTCGCTGGGTACAATCGGGATATTGCAGAACCGCGCGAGCTCTCCAGCAACAAGCGTGGCCGTTCCAGGGCCATAATTCTGGATCGTCCGCAAATTCCCAAAGGCGACCATCTGCCAGTAGGCACTAACACCGGGGATAATCGCGCACTGCGAAGGCCTCATACTCCACTTACCCATGTTCTTGAGCATCGTAAACATGAGCGTGTCATCGAAGGCCACGGTTCCCGCGTCCGTCTTTGCGCCCGACTGCGCCATGACGCGAAGGCCCGGCCAGGCGCGACGCACATCCGCCGTCATGCCCGCCGTCACGTCAGCGTCCTGATGCGTCGCGGTGGTATCCCCGTTGATAATCGCATCCTCGACGCCTTCGGCCAGCGCAATCACGTTATCAGCATTCACCGTGGGCAAAATCGCCACGATGGAATCATAATCAAGCTCCCGCGAGATGTCCTGCCGCGCCCCGATCACGACGGCCGTGAAGGTCCGCTTCGCGGTCGTAAGTTGGCTCGGGGTTACCGTCGGAACCGTCGTTTCGGTATAGTCCGCCGTCTGTTGCGAGACCAAGTACGGCGTCGCGCTGGCGGTCTTCACCGGCCAATCCCATGCTCCCGATCCCGAAGGCATATCGAAGGTATCGAAGAGCCGGGCCACCCCCAGTTCCAACATAAACCTCCCGGTGAGTTCAGCGGATGACGCCGTCGGCACCCATTCAGTCCCACCGCCCGACTCGGCAGTATCCAACGCCTTGAAACCCGCACCACCCGCAATCGACACGAACTCTTCCCGGGCCCGCTCAGCATTGATTCGAGCCGTGCGATTGGCCGGGTCGCCCTCCCAAATCTTGCGGGTGAAATAAAACGTGTCATGCGCCCGCTGTAGATCCTCGAACTCGGCGCCGGGCCGGAACGTCCGTAACGCGATATCGAGATCACGATCCGGGTGCATTTGCGTCCACTGCACCGTATGACCGCTCAACTTCACGCGCGTCTGATCTTTCACCCGCGTTTCGTTGAGACTGACCATCTCCTGCGTCATCTTCTCGACGCCTGAGATCTTGGTCGTCAACTCCTGCTTGATGAACTCCACCTTTGCATCGACCTCGCCGACGCGGGCGGCCATCGCCTTCACGCCGGTATCCACGGTCTCCGCAATCTTTTCCGCCCACCCCTCAGCCGTGGTGGGCGCCTTGACTTCGATAGGCATTGCTTCAGCCTCCCCTGCGCCCGAGTCCCGGGCAATTGACGATGGGTGATATCGCTTCAAGGGTGCGCTGAAGCATTGCGGTCAACGGAGCGTCACCCGCGCCCGTAGACTGGTCACTCTCTTCCTCCATCATCGACTCGCCCGCCGCGATCACCTCATCGCAGGCCACCACCGCCGCCTGCATCGCGCCACGAGCAGTCTTTAGTTTCACCATGTTCGCCGCACTGATCACACGGCCCGCCTTCCAACCTTCCTCAAGATTCGGATTCTCGACTCGCTGCCAGAGATTGCCATCCAAGGCAAAGATCGGCGCGAGGACCCGCGCCGAGAAGTCGTCCTGCGCCCAGGTCGGCACAGACATCGACGATTTGCGCAGGGCCTTCACGGCGAGCGTCACGGCGTCAGGATGCGCCGGCACCAACACAGGCCCACCTTCGATGAGCGCCTGTCTCTGGTACACGCGGCCCTTGAGCGGCATGCGCGGGTAGGGATCTCCCGGGCCGCGCTCTCCCCTGGTCCCGTCTGCGTCCTCCCACGCCAGCGGCTCAAACCACACGCTATGGCCCGGCAGCGCACGCTCTCTTTCGAGATAATAAAGCGTTTTCGCCATCTCTCCCAATTGACCCGGGGCCTCGAGGAGATATTGGTAATGCGCGAGCAAACCTTCCGCGTCCGTCCAGACGGCATGCCATTTGGCAATCGGCATCCGCTCAAAGACGCCGAACTCTGACGCATGATTGTATGTGATCACACCCGATTGCCGGAAGGTCTCAAGCTCCCAACCCCCCGGATCGAGTCTCTCACCAGTGCGATCTTCGGAGCCGCGAGACAAATAAGCGATGACCTCGCCCGTGCTGTCGTCCGACTCCTGAATCTTCGGCGGCGTGATCTTGCAAACGGCAGTTGTCTTCATCGCTCCAACTCCACCATCGGGACCACGGTGCATCGGCACTTGATGACTTGCTCGGCCGGCGCTGAGGGGTCACCGGGGAAATCCAGTCGTGATGTTCCGACAAGGAATGGCTCATCAAGTGCAACCCGTTGGCCATCGGCAGCCGCGTGATCTTCGCGGGTGCGCGTGTCGGGAGTCGCCAGCCATTCCTTTTCGTCCACAACCTCACTCTGGCGATAGGCCAACATCGCCCCACCATTGGATGCCTTAATGACCTCAGTACGCGCAATGCGCTCCAATTCAAACTGAGATCGGCGCTGTTCAAGCGCCGCCCCAATTCGGTCGGCGAGTTCCGAAAGTGTCTCTCCTCCCCGCTGGCCCTCTTCCAACTCCTGCCGCACTCTATCCCACGTCGTCTCATTGACCTTGCGGACCAGCTTTTGCCGGAGTACCCGCGTATACTCCGCAACGCGCGGGTCGAGCGCATCGAATTCAAAATCATCCTCGCCTTGCTTTCGGCCAACCCGCACGCGGAAACCACGGCCGACAACCTCCCGGGCTTGATCGCGCACCAAACGCATTCCAGTCCGCCCACCCATCGCAACGGTATCGATCACAAGAGGCTCAAAACCGTCGCTCATATGCGCTTCTTCCTCCTCCCGCGGGAAAATGCGATCCGCAATGAGACCCATAGATCCAGCCCGATGCAAACGCCCGAGGACACGATCCTCCTGCTCCTCAAGGAAATTGCGCGATTCCCGCACCCATTTCTGTTCGAACGCCCGCCACTGAGCATCCATCAACTTCCAGTGAACCTCCCGCATCAGACCATCAATCCTGGGGTAGGCCTTGCGCGAGGAGACCAAGGCCCTCGAGCGCATCCCGCCGGAGGTACCGGTTTGAACAAGATTGATGGGCGCGTAATAGACATTGAGCGCCGGATTCGTGTCCGGCTCAAGCCCAAGCACTTGCGCGCGGAATTCATTGGGTGTCACGGCTCCAATATTGAATCCAATCTGAAATCGCATAGCCTTCTCGGTCGCCGATTCCTGGAGCGCTGGAATCTTGGAGAGATCCCACTTCCCAAAATAGTCCGGGCCGAAACGCCAGAAATAGCCTGATGTCGGAGAGTTTAGCGCCTCCTCGATTTTCATCAGACGCGGGAGCACGTTGTCTTGCCAAAACGATTGCCGCTGTTCGTTCGCATTGGCTAGCCGCGACGCCGTTTCCATCACGCCGGCAAGCATCGGATGGACGCCCACGGCCGCCAGCATCTCCTCGCGATTCCGCATCCGGTTTTCGACGAACTGCATATCTCGGCTGGACGTCCCCACGTCCTTGACCTCGAATCCGCCCGCCACCGCAAGTGTAGTGAATGCGTTGTGCCTGGTAACTTGCGCCGCGATAGCCTCCGCCATTGCGGTCAACTGTTCCCGTGTGTAGTTCTGATAGACGCCATCCTTGGCGATTTCCTGGACCACCAGGCCCAGCATCCCTGCATTTTCGAGTTGGGCCGAATTCAACCTGATCGCTGCCGTCTCCTGCATAACAGCATCCTCGGCCGGAGCAATAGCCGAGAGACCGCGGTAGTCCGTGCGCGGATCCCGCCACTTCAACATGACGACTTCCTCGAGGGCCATAACCACGGGACGCGAATCCATCGGCGTCCGGTATTCCCACTTTTCAATGAGCGTGCTCTTGCCCGGGATTGGAGTGAGATAATCGGGCCGGAGCACATAGATGCCCTGGGGATATGCGCGATCAGACCCGGGCGCGGAGCCCGGCGTTACACCGATCATCTGCCAAGGCGCCTCGCCCTTGAGGGCAAGGAAAATCGCCGTATCCTCCCATAGGTCGTACCGGCTTTGCCACCCGTTGGGATTCATCAATACACGCCGGGCCGGATCTGTCCGCGGGACTTCCTCATACTCACCCTCGGGGTCACCCCTATGCACACGGAATGGCACGCTTGCGATCGCTGACGCCATCCGAAATACCGGCGTATAGACCCAGACGACCTTTGCGTAGGCCTCAAGTTCATCGAACTTGATCTTTTTGCGCGAGACACCTTGGTGCGCCATCGAGGCCGCAATCTGCGCCGCAAAAGTGGATGGCACGGCAATATCACCTCGCCGCTTGAACGGAAAGGCATCCAACCATTGACCGATGGATGCCCACTTGCCCGACTTCTGCATCATCAGAACCTCACGCGCTGAATGCGCCGCGACAATTCGGGCGTCGCGCAGGCAAAACCCTCTGGGTTGTCCTTGTCCCGATCATTGCAGAGACGATGGAAAATCAGTTCCATGATCGCCTCCTGCCCCGCTTGACATGGCCTGTCCAAGCAGCGAAACCAGTAAAGCAGGATTTCAGGCGCTGCCATATCCACCTGCGCGCGCGTGGGCCAAGGCACCATCAAAGAAGCCCCTCGCGCTGAAGCTCCGCCCGCCACTTCTTGACATAACGGACCTCATTGACCTGCATGGCAGCCGCGTAGTCAATGCCGTTGGCCTTGAACGTCGCGCGCCCCTCATGATGCACGAACGCATCCCGACAGATCACGAGTTCCCACCCAGCATTGACCGCTCGTCTGCACCAATCATCATCATCGAAATTCCCGGGAAAGAACTGTTCATCCAATTCCCCAATTTCCGCCCACGCTCCGGGATGGATCGCGAGGCAAAACCCGACCAGGCGCACGACCGAATGCCGCTCGTTCTGATGCTTCGAGAAGCACCCAGCGGCATAGTCGTT